ATCGGAGAGAGGCCAATACTATAGAAGAGTTTATTCAACTCAAGTTCATTGCACATCGTCAAGGGCTTCGTTGTATAATACTCCATCGCCTTGATACTTTGATCGATGTCGCAGTTTTCTTTTTTTAATTCTTCAATGACTCGGTTTATCGTTGTGAGATCACGAGCGGGATTTATTCTTTGGTGATAGGGTTTGACTGGATCAGACTTTTTTTTTTGGGGAGGAACGGTCGGAGGCTTTGGGATTCTTTCCGATTCAACTGAATTAAAAACGATCTCGTCTCGGAGCTGCTCATCTTGAATCATGACCTCCGCGAGTTCATCAGGAGAGCAAGCCGTTCCAATGATCTCAGGAAAAGCCAAACGAAGAAGCGCGGTCAATGCTCTTTTGTGCATCATAACTTTAGGCATTGTTTTCCAGGCTCTTTGATTCAATGTTCCTCGAAGCTTCGCATCCTCTAAAGTATAAGTCCATGATTTCGGTTTGATCTCAAGATTGAAATCACGAGCAATTTCCAACTCGTCTCGACGTAAAGCAAAGACCGTAACGCTGTCCTCTCTCACTTCCTCCCAAATCGCCGCACAGATCTTTTGACCGTTTTTGTCAGTATATCGACGAACCGCTCCCGCCATCGCATCGGCATTTAGCGCGGGCTTTCCTGAGATGCAATAAGTATGAGCAAGAGTGACCGCAATATTACTCTCAAAGAGATGTCCAAAGGTTAAGAAAGCTTTGACGTTGTCATTAAACTCTCGTTCGCTGTTTGATAGATTTTGAATGATTTCGATTTGATTTGGATTCAACATGATTCTTCCTTTCGATGAAGATGTATTAAAATGGAGATAGTAGGTTGAAGATCGGACTTAATAAAGTCTCTCGATATACCATTAGAATGAAGGCCAGGACGTAAGGCCCAAAGAAATAAATGATTGCGTGTAATTCTTCTTTTTTCATGATTTGATTCCTAAGTCTTTCTTAGTGATATTTTTGTTAAGCATTTTAGAAAGAGAAAAGCATAAACAGATAATAAACTTTTCACTCGGTTCGATGTGTCCACTCATCACTCTTGAAATATGAGCTTGTGTATATTTCATCTCGTCAGCAAGATGACCGAAATTGTATCTCTCCTCTTTGAGAAGTTTTTTGATTCTTTGTTTCATATTTAAACCTTTCTTGGATCGACCGTCGATCACATAAACATAGTTAAACTTTTGTTTGTTAAATGTCAAATATTTTTTTAAAAAAATTAAAATAAAGATAATTTACTTGAAAAAAGTTTTTGATCTATATATAAGAAAAAGTGAAAGGAGGACTTATGAACGAATACGAAATCAGAAAAAAAATAATTAAGTCCGTCAATATCACAGCTTCTGAGAAACTTGTTTTACTCTCGATCTGTTTCAAAATCGATTGGAACACATGGAGCGGGAAAGTCAGTGCAAGTCAAATCTCAGAGATATGTTCAACTGGAGAGAGAGCAATCAAGAGGACCCTCTCGAAGTTGGTTGAGAAAAAGATCATCTCTCGCAGCTCCAAACGGATCGGAGCCGATGCAAATGAATCCGCCTTGACTCGTCTTCATCATGAAAACTTGATCCTACCTAGTGAAAAGATGACCACTACCCCTAGTGTAAAACTAACCACTAGTGAAAAGATGACCACTAGTGAAAAGATGACCACTACCCCTAGTGTAAATATAACCACCCCCCCTAGTGTAAATATGACCACTACCCCTAGTGTAAATATGACCACTCATACAATAAGTAACAATATTAATAACAATATATATCAATCTTCTTTACCCAATACTTATAACAGTGACACGCGCGAGGAAGAGGAGGAAAGAGAAGTAAAGAAAGTTTACTCGTTTCTATACCCGTCCTCTATAACCGACCCCGAAGAGAGGAAAAGGGTAGAGGATCATATAAAGAAAAATTATCATAGACTTTTACCTGGCGATCGGCAAAGACTACTCTATCCCGATTTGGCAAAACCGTTGATCTAAGAAAGGAAGAACTTATGCAATCAATGGAAACATCTTTAAACCTCCTCGTCAAAGCAATCAAAACGAAAAGCGGAGGCGGAATCAAAACAGACATTCAACGCCCTTCGATCGTTCATCAATTCGATTTAGAGAAAGAAAACCTTCTCATCCGAGAAGTCGTTGCAGGTATTCCCCAAATTAAAATCAACTTCCTTGAAAGCTGCTCATTCGAGGGATGTACTCCTTCTCATTCTCAAATCCATTCAAAGCAAGTCGTAAGACTCTTAGACGATCTCAAAGAATATAAGCCCGTGTTTAATACTTTGGAGGATGGAACGAAAGAGGAAGACCTCTCAAAGCGTCCTCTCAATCTCCGAGTCGAAGAAGATGGATTATGGGAACCGATCAAGACTCGATACGTTTACGCCGTTCCTTGTCCTTATTGCGGAATCACTAATCAATACTTAATGCGATTTCGTCAATCGGGACTCACCGCCGCTGCGATCGATAAACATTTCGGAAACTATCAATTTGAAGAAGGACTCGAATCAAAAGCGATCGACTTTAGAGAGGGACGGATCAAAGGCGGCTTAATTTATGGACATACAGGAAACGGAAAAACTCACCTCCTCTCTGCTCTCGCTCGTGAAATGATTTGGAGAGGAAAAAGAGTTCGATATGTATCTCATCAGTCTTTGCTAGAAAGAATTAAACAATCCTTCGATGATAAGTCAGACGTCAAAGATCCGCGCTATACTTGGCTTGATCGAGTCGACGTCGTCTTCTTCGATGAGCTTGGATTCTTTCGTCTCAATGAATGGGGAATCCAAACAACAAACGAACTCATTCACGCTTTGTATGAATCAGGCGTTCAAGTCCTCTTTGCTTCAAATCTTTCTCCTCGTGAGATGCGATCCAAGTTCTTAGATATTCGGAGTCAATCCAGGTTAGCCGAGCTTTGTTCAAATTGGTCTTTCAAAATGAGCGGTCAAGATCGTCGAGGAAATGTCGAGGAGTTCTTTCAATGAGTAAACAAGAGATCATTAAATTGACCGTCGAATTAAAAGAAGAGGGTTATACTTGGGACGTTATTTACGAGATCTTACAAGATGGCTTCAAAGATCTTCCAAGCTTTAAGACAGTGCAAACATGGTATTATCAACATATTCGTGTACCTAAACCCGTCAAAGCTTTCCCCATCTCTCCAGAACATCGAGAGGAAGTTGAAGCGGTTTTCATTAAACAACTTGCGATCATGGGATTCTCAAAGAGCGAAATCATGAAAGAGTTAAAAAATATTCTTCCTTAAAAAACCAAAGCCCCTGAAGGATGGCTATACTTCAAGGGCAATGATCGAAAGGAAGAACTATGAAAAAAGATTCATAGAAATTAGATCTAAACAAAATCGAGATTGATTGTCAACTCTTCAGACTTTGAGCAGCTGCGATTTCGTTGATCGTCTCTATCTTTGTCACTCGCTCTCTCATTTTATTTACTTCCGTCCATAACTCAATCCGTCCTCCCTTGCATGAATCGATCTGGCTATCGAGGTTCTTTTGAAGAGTATCGATCGCCCCGTGTAATCTTTCGATTTGTTCAATCGTCTTCCCCAATGTACGGGCGGCGTAAAAGATAAGGCTTCCGACGGTAGCGAGTAAGCCGAGAATGTTCCAAAGATTCGAGAAGTCAACAGTCATTTTAAAATCCTCCGTTTTTATTTTCATTATATACAATTATCAAAGACTTGACACAATTCTTAATTCAAGGCATGATATGACATAATATGAAATGATGGCTTAAGAAAGGAAGAGAAATGTCAAGTAAAGACATAGCTTTAAGAGTCCCCCTTGAAATGTTTGAAGACTTGGGACGTATCGCAAAAAATGAAAATAAACCCCGTTCTTTCATCATGAGAGAGATGCTTAAGAAGGGGATTGAAGAAAGGAAGAAGAATGTTAAATGATATACACTTGATCGGGAATCTCGGAAGTAAACCCGAATTGACTACCTCTAGCAAAGGAGTGACGATCGTCAACTTCTCAATGGCAGTGAATGAGAAAGTCAAAGGGGAAGATCGATCTCAATGGTTTCGATGCGTCGCTTTTGGGAAACAAGCGGAATACATTCATAGAACTTGTATTCGAGGAACACGAGTTTACATCGAGGGGCCTCATCGATCCGAGACTTACAACGATAAAGAGCGATGGACAGTCACGGTCAATAAAATCATTTGTATCTCTGGAAAGAAGGACTATTGAAATGAATCGCCAAAAACTTAAAACAGATACATTGAGCCAATTAAAGAAAGACGCAATCCGAGAACTCGATTTAGCTGTCACGGTTCTTCGTCCTCTCCTTCGATCATGTCCCGAAATCTTTCATGAGATAGAGCAATATATTAATCTTAAAATAGAAGAGATTCTTTTGTCGGAGGATGAACGATGAAAAGCAATCTCGACGGACTTGCAGCACGAGAGGTTTTTATTATGTCTATGAACGAAAAAAACAAAAAAAAGTCAACTTCATCTAAGACGAAAAAGACCAAGTCTAAACAGATGAACAATAAATATACAACACTCCGAGCGAATCAAATATGTGAACAAATCGCAAAAGGACTCCCGATGATTCAATCGGCGATTGCTTGCAATATCTCGAAAGCGACGTTTTATCGATGGAGAGAAGAAAAGCCAGAGTTCGAGGAAATGGTCACTCAAGCGGTCGCAGTTTCAGAAGCTCGCCTCCTGAATAAGATCAGTGATTCTGAAGACTGGAGGGCGGCGGCTTGGGTAATGGAAAGACGGTTCCCCGATCGATGGACGAAAAAGGATAAAGTCGAAATGAATCTCAATCGTTCCGAAGGATTGAAAGAGATCGTCATGATGTTTGAGCAAACAAACGATCTAGTTGAAAGTGTAGATGAGCCAGGCCATGACGACCCAAAGGGTGAAGCCTAGCATAACTTCTAATTCCATAATTCACACGAGAGGAAGACAAAGTGAATCATAGTAATAATATAAAACATGATCTTTTAAAAGATTCTAATTTAACTCAAACGATTGAGAGAGGATTCGCCGAATGTCATCCTCTTCAATTCGTTCGGGAGCTGCTCCAAAACTCCATCGAAGCGGGGGCGAAAAAAGTCCGCATTGTATACGAAAAGCAAGCCTATAAAATAAAGGGGATTCATAGAGCGGTTTTTATGGATGACGGGGTCGGAATGGCGAGTCCTGACTTAATGAAAAAATATGCTCAATTTAATTCATCAGGAAAAACAGTCGGGACTATGCACGATAATTTTGGAATCGGTGCAAAGATCTCACTCCTCCCCTTTAATCAATACGGTCTTGTTTTTATGAGTTGGGATAAAGAGAATCCCGAAGGAAATATGATATGGCTTTGTAAAAATACGAGCGGCAAGTATGGAGCGAAATACTTTCCCGTCGAGAGTTGGGACGAGGAAGAACAAGAGGAGTACATTGATTATCTATCTTGTATCCATCCGCATGAATGTAAAGAAGAGGGGATTGATTGGGGACAAGTTTTAAACGATTGTAAAAAATTACTTAAATCCAAGCATGGAACGGCGGTGATTTTATGCGGTAATAATTCGATGGATAATACAGGTCATTATACAGGATATGACTTTAATACAAACGCTCTTCAGCAATGGAATAATTTTATTACTCAACGCTTTGTAAACGTACCTCTCGATTTATGGATTACTATAAATCATTCACAAACACGCGATATTAGAACAACATTACGAACTTACGGCTTGATTGGTAATTATGAAGGATCATATCAAACTTTTATGATACCTCTTCAAAATGGAAGAGTGACTCTTTATTTAAAAGAAGAGCTAAAACAAAATCAAAGAAATTCACGCGGAGCAAGAGCTTGTTTTACATCTGGATTCGTTTATAAAAATGAAGTGTATTATACAACTTATGGGAACCAATTTGCGGGGAGTTGGGGAGTAGGAGCTTCAAGAGAGATCGCAAAAAGATTGATTATCCTCGTCGAGTTCAATGCTTTCGATGGTAAGCAAGCGGGGATCATTCCGAGTCAATCGAGATCCAATTTGATTTGGAAAGATGTCAATCATCCAACAAACGAAAAAGAAGCATACAAACAAACGATCAAGTTTCAAATGGATGAAGCAAAGAGACAAGTCAGAGACAATCTTCCTCAAGAGTTGGTTGAACTCATTCGAGAGAATACTCCCGAATCCGACTCGGTAAAAGCGGAGGATGTTTTAAAAGAATATGGAGATCTTTTTAAACCAACTCGAATCCGTCGACAAAAGGGAAGTGAGACGGAAGTCCTCGTCAAAAACAAAGAAGGCGATCTCTTTATAGATGGGATTTCAAAAGATAGTCAAACACGTCTTCCACTTGGGAAAGAGGGGACGGCGGTTTCAACGGGAGAAGGAACCCCGCATTCTTTGGAGACGATCGGAGATGAAAGTCCAAATGGACAAATCCCCGCTTTAACTAGATTAAGAAATCGACAAAAGAAAAAAATCACTCCTACGGTTCAATGGATGAATGATGAACAAGGAGAGGACGATTATCGAAGCTACTTCGAGGAAGACTCAGGACAAAAGACTTTCGCCAGATATTCAGGAGGACTCAATCCTTCTTTGATACTCAATCAAGATTGGTTCATTCTCAAAGCATATCAAAACAAGATCTTAAATGAGTACGTCCGCAAACAAGACGAACCTGCTATCCTGGAGATCATCAAAACGGAGATCGAAAAGTCCGCTCTTGCCTCCGTCCTCCATATACTCGGATCAAAAAAACATGGATTCTCTCAAGATCCCAAAGACATTGAAAGAGCGGTCACGATGGGATTTCTAGGAGGTCATCAGACTTTAACAACGATAAGACACGCGCTGTCTAAGAAAACAGGAATCAAAAAGAAATGATACAAAGAGAATGTCCTTACTCGCTTTCAATGGCTCAATCGTTTGAACGGTTGGTCGGTGCTGTCATCTATGGATCCGATTTATCAAATTGGGTGAAGTACTCAGGAGAGAGATACTTCCATCAAGGATACGAAGGAAAGAGCGACGGCGTCCTCATTCAAGACAATCAAGTCAAAATGAAACTAGAATGTAAGATTTTAGATTGTTCAAAGAAGAAGCGGGAGGCAGCTTTAAAAACTCTCTTCTCTCCATCGTATAGAACTTATAAGTTCCTCGATTCATATAGAAACGATGATACTCCTTTCCTCCGTCTCCTTGTTATTGGGATTCATGAAGAGGACAAAATGAAAGCTTGGAAAAGACTTGATCCATCCATTTACTCTTTCGTCGTTGTTGCGTATTTAGGAGAGCATGATGGGAGCGTTCAAAAGGTCGTCAGAGAATATGACAGTTTTGATTCTTTCTCAGATGACATTTGGGAAGCATCGGACGAGAGAGAGTATTTTGAAAAGCTCAATGGATCAAACGAAATCAAAAAACACCTTAATCTATATGATCGAGGAAACTTCGAGATTCTTCAAACACGAATCTTTAAACGATTGACCGAATTACATCCGAGATGGATATACGAGCGGCTTTCATTGGATGCAATGATTGAAGAACAATTCAAAGCGGGAAAGAGTGCATCCATCACAAACAAAAGAGCCATCCTCGAATCGAGGGGGATCAAGTCGGGTCGAAATCTTACCGCTCATTTCGAGGGGATCCAGTGGATTGTGACCAATGAGAAATCAGGAAGAAATAAAGAATACTATG